TGTAAAAGCAACAAGTCAATTATCCGGAACAGATTATAACCCCGAAAAAGCTACAGACCCCGCAAAATCGCTTACAGGGGCAATCGAAAATAATTCATGGACGTCAGCATCTGGCGGGCAGGCGAACCAAAGGTTTCATATCGACTTAGGATCGGCAAAAGTGATAAATAGAATATATTATGAAAATGGACATGACAGCGGGGTAAGCACTGATAGAGCGCCGAAGAATTTTACCTTCTGGGGTTCAAATTCAGCAATCTCTTTTGCGGATCTTACCTATGCAACTGATACTGGATGGATACAACTTACAACCGATATTTCGGCGCTTGTCCAACACGTCGCCGCTGACCAGGCAGACCCTAAATATGTGGTCGTTACTAACACAACAGCATATCGGTATTACGCCTTCAAGTTTGCTGATAATTGGGGCAGCGCAATTCTTATGGGAATACGCCGGGTAGAATTACAGAGTCTTCCTACCATAGATTTATACGCTTATTCTGAAGCTACTATAAAAACTCAGGGGGCCTATTCTATAAAAGGAATAGCGGCCACAACAAGCGCACTGAACAAAACCCTAACAAAGACATTTTAATATGGCTGCCAAAAATTTAAGTGGAATATTACAATTAAGATTTGATCTCTACGCAAGCGTAGCGGGGACAAACTTAAAATTCGGGATCCATGATACCGGAGGAACGACCACAGAATATACTCCAGCATTAACGGCAACCAATGTATGGGAAACATTTGACTGGGATATCTCTGCCGTAGCCGATGCCAATAAGGACGCTATCGACACTTTGATAATCACAGTTATTGGCGCTGCATTACCGAATACGTTCTATATAGATAATTTTTATGGAATAGCGGCGCCAGTTGTCACTACTCAAGCAGTCACTGGCATTGGTACCGTACAGGCTTCAGCCAACGGCAATATTACGGATTTAAGTGGCGAGTTGGCGAGTACGAGAGGATTCAAGTATGGACTTACAGGGACAGACACATGGTCCGCAAGTGAGATCGGGACTTTTTCAGAAGGTGCATTTGCGGGGCTATTATCAAGCCTGACAGCTAACACAACCTATTATGTAAGGGCATTCGTAACGGATTCGCTGGGCACCGCATACGGTTCGTATGTGACATTTGCAACTGAAGCGATCCCGTTCCCCATCATAGACTCGAAGGATTATCGGATAGAACTGAGGGATAATAATGGCACACTATTATCATATATACAGAATCTCGTCGATAAGGCCGCATGGTCATGGGATCGGGTGGGCGGATGCGGAGACTGTTCTCTGCGATTAAAAACAGATTTTGATGGTGTCCTTGCCGGTTCATTTACCGAGGATTCTGAGATCCGTATATACATACCAAGTGTTGCGGGAACCGCCGAACTCTGGTATTCCGGATACATAGACAAGGTCACACCATCCATATCATTGGACGAATCTATAGAACTTTATTGCCTCGGATATGTCAACCAGTTAAAACGCGTCATAGTAAGAGAAAAGACTTATATCGGTAATGAGATAGCGGAGATCGTGCGTAATATAGCGGAAGTATACGCGACGGCATATACAGGCATCATATCAACGGCGCCAAATTATGAAATAACAGATTTTACGGCCGATTCAATATATTTTAATGAGTCCGCGTTCGAGGCCATGACGAAACTGGCCGATATCGCAGGAAAGAGGGAGTGGGGAGTAGGCGCGGATAAAAAGATATTTTTCAAGCGCCGGGATGATTCGATTAAAAACTATTTCAACCTAACGCATGACTTTACATCTTTCCAACCCGTAAAAGATTTTAACCCTATCGTGACAAAGATATTTCTGGAGGGATCGGACGGTTATAAACAAACCTTTGAAATTACTAATAAAATATCAGTCAGGGAGAAGGTTATATCCAATTCATCTATCAGCACGGAATCGGTGGCATATCAGTTCGCCCGGGCCTATTTAAAAGAAAATGGCATGATAAGGCGATCATATACTGCCAAGCAGATCGGCCGGCAGACGCGCATAGAGTCAACCGTGCCAATAGGCCGGGCGATGATATCCGCCAAGATAGGCATTCGTTCAAAGTATGATGTGGCGGCTAATAAGTATGACGCCGGCATAAAGTATGACGGCGACAACCTGACGCTCCAGGTCGAGAGGATAAAATATGAACTTACGGATACTGGAGTGAACGCGACGCTTTACCTGGGCGCGATACCTCCGAGCATTACCGACGAACTCGCGAAATTAGAATATATGATAAACCAGACACAAAACACAATATGAGGTGACAAATGAGCTTATATCCTTCGGCCCCGGATATTTTCGTGGATAGGACAGGCGCGGACGCAATAGCTTCAAGTGACCCAAACAATGCGTATGATGCGATAGAAAATATAGAGAACTTTCTCGGCGCATCAGGTCAGCCGCAAGCAAAACTTGCCACTCTAATAAATGTATTCAGGAACATGTTTCAGCCATTACCACAGTGCTCCTGGATGGATGCGGATACCATCGCGATACTTCCGACGTCTGGAGTTCTTTTTTCGACCAATAATTTCGTGATAAAAAGAAACACGGCAATGTTAACTTGCTGCTTATCACTACACTTGGATACAGGATCCGAACTCGCGAGCTCCTGGTATGATCTGTATCTGGTAGGAGACGGAGCTAACTCGCTGTATACAGCAAAATTCGTGTTACAGGGTAGCGCACCATCGGGGATAACTTATAGCAAAAAGATAAATTCTTTCAGAAATGATGGATCAAGCAATCTGTTAAAAGCGCTTCAAAGTAATTATGACATGCTCTGGGATGCTCCAATATTAGTCGGTAGCGATGCTTCTGCGAGTTCTTGGAGCGGTGCTGTATCTTGTACAAACGCCATGCCGAGTATATCCACAGAAGGTTTGTTCGGGGTATCGTCAGGGCGGGGCAGCGCGGGAGTAATCAATATGTATTTGAGACCTAACGGTTCCGCCATGTCAACTAATTTTTCAAACGGGCTTGGGGTATATACCGACGGTAATAATATAGAGGGGCAATTAAACTGCTTCACTGACTCGTTACAACAGATCCAGCATCATGGAACTGTTCAATCTGTAAAAATATCCGTTAAAGGGTACAGCATAAAGGTATAATAAAACAGGAGGCATGCAATGATATTAAATAGAAAAGGATTTATTCTCGAAGGCGCGGCGGTTCTCTGGGTAACCATATCGCTTATTATTGGAACGGTGGCGATATTTAAGGGCCCAGATATAGTAAAATCTCTCGGGAGCGTATGGAACGGCGGCGATAAGAACCAGACAAAACAGACGTATGAATTATCCGAAAGATATCCTGTTGGCACCATGGACGCGCAAGGCAAGTTTATCAAGATGGGCGATTACGATAAAAAAGAGAAGCGACTGAATCTGGTAGCCGTCCAGCCACCGCTTACATTCTGGCAAAAATATGGATGGGTTTTCTTGTTGCTCGGAATCGCGATCATCGCCTGCCCGTCATTTGGAATTTGGATATACAATAAGGCACGGAATAATATCGCGCAGCTCATCACCGGGATCGAGGAAGCAAAAAAACAGATGCCAAAAGCCTCAGCCGATATCCTGTCCGCGAACCTGTCGCGCAAGATGGATGCGTCCGTTAAGACAAAAATAAAAAAGATAAAGGGCCAGCTCGTGGCAAAGGGCGTCCTAACGACAGCCGCAGAGACGGCGCCAACGACATAGCTATAAGTGGATCTGATCTAACTGCCCTTCTTATCTCCGCTTTTTAACGAGGATAAATATCAGGGCCGGCTACCGTATTCCGAGCGATCCATAAGTGCTGAGTTCAGGAGAAAAGACTATGCCGCCGAAACTACGAAATAAACAATCTTCCTATAACCCCTTGACAAGCACAGGGTTCGGTGATATACTTCAAGCTATGGAAGTTAACATAAGATATAGAATAAAAACAGGACCACCGAATGTAAAGCTTTCCGTCGGAAATAAGTTAAATTTTAGTTCTTAACCACACTCATAATTGGGTGTGGTTTTTTTATGTGTAGGAGTAGCGAGATGAACAAAACAAAGTCCCTGCGAGAAAATAGAAGCAGATTTTTTATGTCAATTTCCGCCACAAGACACTTGAAGGGCTTCACTGCTCAGCCTTCGCAGGGCTCAAGTTCTTGTGGTGGTTTAATTTATAGGAGGTAGCGGTATGACAGCAGCCGGACAGAGCGCAATCGAGATATTAAAGAAGCACGGCGTAAAGCCGAATAAGTCGGCCAGGGCGAAGGCGGCGGTCGAGCAGGCGGTAAAGGATCGCGCGAAAGCGAAGCGAGTAGCAGGCGTGGATCCGCTCGGCGCAGCAGCGCAGAAGCGCGCCGTAGAGAATGACAAGGCCGCAGTGGCCAGGACCACAGAGCATATTGAATCACTGGGTAATACAGGAGAGAAGGCAGGATCCCGGGCCGATCTTATGGCACAGGCACAGAACGCCGGGATTAAGTATTTTCGGATCCTGAATAAGTGCGAGCTTGAAGTCGCGCTGAAACTGGCCGGAGAGAAGGATCAGATAGCCATAGATCAGCTAATAAACACGGCCAAAGCACGCTGGCAGGCCGGATGGAATAAAAAGGCACGCGAAGCCGGCGCGGCCCACAAGGAATAACATGAAACGCACCATAGTAACATTGTTGATTCTGCTTGTATGCCGGACTGCCGTGGCCCAGGAAACCACGGCGTCCTGGTACTCGCGCGCCTCGTGCGCCCGGGAAGGAACCGGCGGAGCGGATATACGGATGGCGAACGGAAGGAGACTCGTAGATGAAGATCTCACGTGTGCGGCATGGAATTACAGATTCGGCACGGTACTTAAAGTCACTAATCTCCGGACAAAAAAATCTGTCACGGTTACTGTTACCGACAGAGGCCCGGCGAAAAGACTCGTCCGAATTGGAAGAATATGTGACCTCTCGCGCGGAGCATTTGAGAGATTAGCGCCGCTGTCGGAAGGGATAATACCGGTAAAAATAGAGAGGATAAAGTGAGAAACGAGAGAGGGCAATTCATCAAAGGAAGTAACGGAAGACCAGGGAATGTCATCCCTGCCGATATCAGAAAAAAGATATCAAGCACGTTGACTGGCAGATATCAAGGCGAGGATAGCCCGACGTGGAAGGGCGGTAGATGGAAAGACGAGATGGGATATATAAGGATCCCCATCCAGGCAGGATCCGATGCTTACGTCTATGAACATCGGATGGTGATGGAGCACATGATCGGCAGAAAGCTCAAGGCCGGCGAGATGGTCCATCACATCAATGGCGTTAAGCATGACAACCGCCCTGTGAATTTAAGATTATTTATCAGCAGATCAGAGCACGTGAAATATCATGCGACGGAGGTGGCAAATGCGATGTAGCGCTTTACCCTTGGCATCGAAATGTAGGGGATCATACAAGTTAACCGCAGGTTATGGATCCGAATTATCTCGTCTCGGCACCGCATATCATGAAGCCGCAAGAGCGAAGGTATTAAACCTTCCGTTTGACGCTGACGCTCTCAGGGCAAAATACGCGTTAACTGACGACGAGATGAGATCCATCGATTATGGAATTTATAATCTCCAAATCAAGACGCCTGTCGGAGCGATAGTAATGGCAGATGATAAAAAGATGACAGGAATAAATGGAAAACTTACAGGAACGCCGGACCTGGGCATCCTACATAGTAAAACCCTAACGGTCGCGGATTATAAATCCGGGTGGGGTGATGTAGAAGATCCGGAAACGAATAACCAACTCATAGGATATGCCTTACTCATTATCGAGGAACTTATCCGAGCCGGGATAGAATTGCCGGAGAAGATCGTCCTGATGATAGTAATGCCGAAGATAAACGTCGTAAAGACTGCGGTATTTACTCTTGAAAAACTGCAGGCGCTGCGCCCGGTGATCGAGCGGATCATAGACGAGGCGGAGGCCGGCGCCGAGGACTTCACAACCGGGCCGTGGTGCCAGTCGTGCTTTAAGAGTATGAACTGCCCGGCGTTCGCGGGCCAGGTAATGACGTTGGCAAGGTACGTCCAGCCGGACGTTCTGGATCCGGTAGACGTAAAGAAGGCGCTGCAGATTTTACTGCCGATAGCAAATTCCGTGGGGCCGATGAGCGATAAGATCCAGGCGCTGGCAAAAGCATGGGTGAGGGAGAACGGACCGCTTGAATTAGGCGGAGGGCAGACGTTCTGCCAGGTGGTAGGTAATAAACAGGAGGTACAGCCAAAGAAGGCATTTGAGACGCTGAAGGAATACTTCCCGGAGGATAGTATTTGGGAGGTAATGACGGCCAGCATGACGAAGATCACCGCGCTGGCGGTAGCGACAAAGCGAGGACTGTCAACGATCGTAAAGAACCGGCTGATTGAGGCCAAGGCGTTGACACAGGAAACGACAGTGCAGTACAGAATTATAAAGGGAGGGGATAAAGGCAATGGACAAATCGAAGGAGAGTAAGGGCGCGCTGATCACGCAGGATGAGATCAAGGGCAAAAAGAATGCCCTGGACAAGATGGCAGCAAGGCTGGACGTTTCGGCGGAGGTCCTGAAAAAGACACTCATGGCGACAGCGTTCAGTCTGTGCAAGGACGAGGCGCAGTTCCTGTCGGCTGTGATCGTGGCCAACACGTACCAGCTGAACCCGATATTGAAGGAGATGACAGCCTTCCCGGGAAAATCAGGTGGCGTGGTGCCTATAGTAATGATAGACGGATGGATCAAGCTCGTCAACCGCCAGGATAACTACGATGGCGTAGAGCTGATCGAGAACGAGAACAAAGACGGCGAAAAGAACAACAGCAAGACCACGCTGGACAGCGTCACGGCGAAGTTCTACCTCAAGGGCCGCGAACATGCGGTCGTCATCACGGAGTATATGGATGAGTGCTATGACGGCACCAAGGGCCCGTGGCAGAAGTGGCCCAGGCGCATGCTCCGGCACAAGGCATACATCCAAGGTGCCAGGGTAGCCTTCGGATTCACCGGCATTTACGATGAGGACGAGGCCGCCAGGATCCGCGAAGGAGAGGCTATCGAGGCCGTAGCAGAGCCTATGATAGGCCTAAAGCACGATAAGGCAGGGAAGGACACGGCTGGAGCCGCAGTCGCGCAGCCAGCAAGCGGTCAGCCCACAGAACAGGCCGCTCCCGGAGCAGTCGTGGAGGGCCAGATCGTGCCTGCCTGGGACGACTTCGGGGATCCGGATAGGTTCGGATCGCAGGGAAAACCGATGCTCTCCAACCTTAAGAAGTGCGCGGACAAGCTCGGCCAGGAGAAGTTCGTAGCGATCCTGGGCCGGGAGGGATGGGGATCGGCGAAAGAGATCGTCAAAGTCCCGGACCTGGCGAAGGTGGTAAACGCGCTACTCAATGAGATAGCGGACGGATGCAGCGATAAATAAAGACGGAAGGCGGTGCCTATGCACGGGTTAAATGCAGTCCGGCAGGACACGCAGCCGCCAACCATAAGGAGAAGATAGATGCCAACTGGAGTATATGACAGGACTAAGTCAAGAACGAACCTCGGAGAGTTCGGGAAAAGGCCTCCATGGAACAAAGGCATAACAGGACAATATTCAAAAGAATACAGGGAAAAAATTAGTAACGGAGCAATGGGAAATAGATCCGCATGGAAGGGTGGGCGCAGAATTAGTTGGAATGGATATGTGCAGGTTTATAATCCCACACATCCATGCTGTGACAATCGCGGATATATCCGTGAACATAGAGTTGTAGTGGAGGCGCAAATAGGTCGATATCTTCTACCTACAGAACAAGTCCACCACCGTGGAACAAAAGACGACAACCGTCCATGCATGTTGATGGGATTTACTACCAGGGCAGCTCATAATAGATTTGAAAAAGGGTGTGTAATTAAACTCGAGGAGATAATCTTCGACGGGAGGAAGTTAATATGAAAATAATTGAACTGAGGTCAGAGAATATTAAAAACATAAAGGCAATACGTATAACGCCTGGCGATGGAGCAGTTATATTGGAGGGAGCCAATGGCGCAGGAAAATCAGCTGTTTTGGATAGTATTTTTATGGCCCTCACGGGGCGTAAAATCGAGGAGCCGATCCGGAACGGCGAGAAGCGCGCAGAGATCAACGTTGACCTGGGAGCATATAAGGTACGGCGTATATTTACGGAGAAGGGCGATCGTCTCGAGGTAGTTAGCGCGGACGGCGCGGCATTCAAGTCACCGCAGGCCATGCTGAACGAGATCCTTGGGAACCTATCGTTCGATCCGTTACAGTTCGCGGAGATGGGCAAGAATGCTGAAGGCATGCGCCGGCAGCGCGCCATGCTTGCCGCGCTCGTGGGCCTGGATTTTACGGCCGCAGATGCCGAGCGGACCAGACTATATAACGAGCGCACTATAAAGAACCGCGAGATCAAAGGCGGGGATCCTACAAGCTACCGGCCGAGCGCAAGCCAGCCGCTACCATTAGAGGCCCTCGTAGGCGGCCTCGAGGTCCCGAAGCCGGGCACGCCACGCCAGGAGATCAGCATGGCGGAGGCAATGAATAATCTCTCGGCCTTGGAGGCGAAGGTAGAGGCATACGCAAACGTTGTCCACGCTAATCAGAACATCACGATGACGCGCGACAATCTGCTTACGAACATAGGATCTAACATAACGGCGAAGATGGGTAGGCTTGGTATCCTCAATCAACAGATAGCAGGGTTACAGGCACAGCAGAAAACGATGGATGTAGAAATAAATGACCTGTATGCGGAGGAGGGTAAAGTCAAAAACACTCCACTGCCACTGCAGGCGCTCCCCGAGGCCGTTCCGGAGGAGGCGATCATGAAGGCCCGGAACGACATCATCATGGTCGAGGAGGACAACAAGGCGATCCGTAAGGCGATCGAGTATGACCAGAAGCTGGCGCAGCTCGAGAACGCCAAGAAGGACGTGGCGAAGCTCGAGGAGGCCATGCTGACGCTCGACATGGCGAAGGATGCCAACATCAAGGCGGCCAAGTTCCCGATCGATGGACTCGGCCTGACAGATGAATGCGTGACGTTCGACGGCAAGCCATTCAGCCAGCTATCGACCGGGGAGCAGATCCGCGTGTCGACCGCGGTGGCCATGGCGCTCAATCCGACGCTCAAGGTGATCGTGGTCCGGGAGGGCAGCCTGCTTGATAAGACAGGCCTGGAGGCAATCGTAGCGCTGGCCAAGGACAAGGACTACCAGCTATGGATCGAGCGGGTAGCGGACAACCAGCAGGTAGGCATATATCTCGAGGACGGAGAGATAAAATAAAGGAGGGTGGCAGCAATGGCAATGGGGAAAGTGAAGTGGTTCAACGAGAAAAAAGGGTACGGCTTCATAACACCGGACGAAGGCGGCAAGGACGTGTTCGTCCACTTCTCTGAGATCCAGACCGAGTCCAAGTTCAAGACACTGAAGGACGGCGAGGAGGTCGAGTTCGATATAGAGGAGACGGCGAAGGGTAAGTCAGCGGTCAATGTAACGGTAATATAAACGCGCTGGTCTACGGCGCTACCAGGTCCTGGGCATGACTTAAAACTGCCCGTCAATAAGAGGGAGGAGATACATGAGCTCGGTACAATATTATGACGCGATCCTGGAGAAGCTACAGTACCCGCAAGCCTCGAAGATAAAGAAGATTATAGCCAATGGCTGCCTACAAAGAATGAGCGACGACATCTGGGTATGTAACCCGATCTTCGGATACAACGTCACAGCATACACGCTCCGGCGCAACTACGCGGGAGCCTTCAAATGTAACTGCCAAGGACACAACAAGCGCGGCTATTGTAGCCACTCAAACGCGCTGAATATACTACTCGAAAGACCGGCCGGGCAGGACCTGTTCCAACTGGCCGGTGTAGAGATGGGGACGGTGTGATATGGACTGGTTCAAGGTAAAGATCAAACATGCGGAGTACGACTTCGCGGACGCACCAGATAATGCGTTCAGAGCCTGGATAATGCTGATGAGTTTCGTCGCAGCGAGCGAAAGAAAACCGAAAGAGGAACAGCTCCGGGCAAGGCTCGGTTCTGACAATTATGACGCGCTGGAAAGCCATGCTTCACGTAACGGATACAGCCTGCAACGCATAATAAAGAAGGTTATGGAGGACGTGCAAGAGGTTAAGCGTAAAAGGGTTACAGCAAAAGACCGCCAGGCTCAATACAGGAGAGAACATCTCCACGACAATGAGCCAAGTCACACGCCACGTCACGCGTTATGTCACACGTCACGTAACGCGTTAGTAACGGGTCAAGATAAGATAAGAGAAGATAAGATAAGAGAAGATAAAAAGAAGCTTACGAAGCCTCATTTAAATTTTGAGTATTTAGACAAAAAGAACATGACGAATTTATTGAAGCTCCACGGAGACAAGGAGGGCCTCCGGGAGCACTTAAGGCAGATGGGTTTTTACGACGTCCGGATAACTGAAGCGTATGAAAAGGCAGGTATCTGTTAATGGTAATAGTAGCACTTATTAAAAAGGGATAAAAACATGCCAACACCACACACGCTTGGAGCGATTATGGCGATGGTCGAAATCATGGAGGCCGGGGAGCTGAACCACTGGCTCGAGAAGCAGGGCTACACCGCGGAGGAGATAGCCAAGATCAAGGCGGACGTGGCGATCCAGCGCAAGGAGCCGAGGCACTTCAGTTATACAAAGGTCTATTAACCAGGGAGGGGATAATGTATTTAATAGCGGCATTGATAATAATAGCGATGATCGTGGTGATCGCCCAAGGCTACGCCCGGGACAAGCGGCGCCAGCATGCGCGTAAAGCCGGGCTTCCCTGCGCCGGGCACGGCGACTGCGACAGCTGTACAAATTGGGAGGACTGCGCCGAGCTATGAACGACACTAAATTTTGCCTCCACTGTTCCCTGCCCTTTATCGCGAAATGGAATAAACGTCTGGATCCGGCATACATGGACAAAGACTGCTGCTGTAAGGCGTGCGAGCTCTCGCATTATAAAAAAGAGATCAAGAAGGCTCAACAGATATTCGGCAAAAACAGACATGGGGTGATGTCGTGATCGAACGTAAAGAATCCGACATCAAGCGTGCGATTAAGGGCTACTTGGAAATTAAGGGCTGCCTGGTTATGCCATACCGATCCGTTGGGATCCGTAAGCCGAACGGCAGCTACATCCCGATGCACGGGACCGGGATCAGTGATCTGCTCGGCCTTACGCGCGAGGGCAAGTTCTTCGCTATCGAGGTTAAGCGTCCGGGAGGCAGGCCCACACCGGACCAGATGCGCTTCCTCGAGAGCGTGCGGTCGTTCGGGTGCCGGGCTTTTATAGCAACGTCCATTAAGGATGTGCAGGCGCAGGGGTTATGAACTTGGCGTCTAAACACCTGGAGGGTGGGAGTGAAACATCTTGAAGATGAACCCTCGGTAGCGATTAAGCCGAGGAGAAGGGGTGATATGAAAAAGACTGATGGGTTGGAACGGAATGACAGACTTATTCATGCTATTCAACAGGGTGGTATGGGTTATGGCGATGCGAAATGGATAGCAGGATTTGTCCGCACCTATATCTCGGGGTGTTTGCCTGCAAGTAATAGAAAATCATGCGATATATCAGAACATTATATGTTGAGATATAAAGAAGGCTGGAACGCCTATCGAGCTGAGTTAATCAAAAGGATATTCAATGATAAAAACGTGTAGAAATTGTGGCGAGGTAAGAAGTATGGCTTCTTACCGAGCCGATGTATTACTAAAAGGGAGGGACTATGAATAATCTATACCAGGCAATACAGGAACTGAAATCGGAGGTCGCAGAGTTAAGAAAGCGCCTCGATAATAAGGCGGACTATTTTAATATTAAGCCGCTCGAGAGTGGCGTGGATCAGCTCAAGGGCAAGGTCGACGAAGCGCGGGCCGATGTCGCTAAAATAAAGGGCGACGTTATAAAGATAAGCACTGACGTTACCGGCGTATCTTCTCGAGTAAAAAAGATAGAGGACGCTAAAATAATCACGCAACCTCCGGTGGCATGATGCCTGACATGTGCCCATACTGCCATGTGCGCCCGGTGATCCGAGTTACGTGTGGAAACCGATGGTGTCAAGCTCAACACAACAGAAAGCTCAATAGCGAATGGTATGAGCACTTCCGTCGGGAAAACGGCGAAGGATATCGCACGGACCCGAATGTCCGCGCCAAATGTTTGATACAAAGTTAAAAACATAGTGTATATTTATAAGTGAAATCAACCGGGCCCTGATCAGGCTCGGATAACCATAAAGTTTATAAAGAGAAGTCGTGCATGCACGTGCGGCTTCTCTTTTTTATGGAGGCAAATGTTAGCAACTATCAATGAATGGCTACGAAAGAACAAAGTCAGGAAGCTCCGAAAGCTGATGAACCAGCTCTCGCGCCTCAAACCTTTCTACAAGAAATATCTCAAGGTCGAAAAGCGGATCGACAAGTACATCAGATCCGGCATGCCAAAAGGAGTGACAAAATGAGCGGCAATGATTTTATGAAAAAGAGCTTCAAGGTCGGCGGCTACACGAAGCCGGACAAGGACACCTGCGCACGCTGCCGCAAGGAGATCACGACCGCGATGTACAGAGTCAAGGGCCGTAAGCTACACCAGGCGTGCTACCACAAGGAGCAAGCATGCGCAAAGTGATGATGGCCTGGCCGGCGCTTAAGGATCCAAAGGGCTATGCGACTTCGGCTCAAAACAGGCAGTTTCAATGGCTCAAGGATCCCTTCTTCGCATACCCGATCGTCCCTGCCCTTGCTATGACCATGCTCGCGCGCGCGGGGCACATCGTGAATTGGGTGGACTGCATAGCCGAGGGCCTGAACGATGTCGACTTTGCCCGGAAGCTCGTGGCGATTCATCCCGAGTATATAATCCTCGAATGCTCAACACCTATCATCAAGCAATACTGGGAAATCATAAATGGCATTAAGCTACACCTGCCGGACATCAAGATCATCCTATGCGGCGATCACGTGACCGCGCTCCCGGAAGAAAGCAAGAAAGCATGTAAGGCTGACTTCATTGTGGAAGGCGGCGACTGGCACTATAAGGTCTTTGAGATTATCAATGAGAAGCCGTGGGACCAGAAGCAACCGATGCCTTTTATAGACAGAGTGTTATCGAAGTGGTGGCTCTACGCCTATAAGAACGGCAACTTCAAGTACCTGCCCGGAACATACATCATGAGCGCGATAGACTGCTGGCACGCCAAGTGCACGTTCTGCTCATGGGCCACATACCACAAGAACTATTATCTCAGGCAGCCGAAAGACGTCCTGGATGAGATCGACTACCTGACGAATGCCGGGTTTAAAGAGATCTTTGATGACTCCGGCACCTTCCCGGTAGGACCATGGCTCAAGGAGTTCTGCGAGGGCATGATCGCCCGGGACCTGCCGCGATATATATCCTTCGGATGTAACATGCGGTTCGGGGCCGTTAACCAGGAGGAGATGAACCTCATGGCCAAGGCCGGCTTCCGATTCGTCCTGTGGGGCCTTGAGAGCGCGAACCAGGCAACGCTTACCCGACTCAATAAAGGCTACAGCCCGACAGATGTGGCGCTCGATCTACACGCCGCGAAGAAGGCCGGGCTCGAGTCACACCTGACCGTAATGTTCGGCTATCCATGGGAAAGCTACAAGGAGGCAAGGGCGACATATGATCTCGCACGTGGATTGCTTATCAAAGGCTTTGCTGAGAGCGCGCAGGCGACAATCTGCATACCATACCCGGGCACGCCTCTCTGGAAGGAATGTAAAGAGCAAGGACTCCTCACAACCGAGGAGTGGGCAGACTATGACATGTCAAAGGCCGTGATGAAGGTGCCATACCCGGAGAAGGAGCTGTTCAATTTCCAGCGCGGCATATACAACACGGCGTTCGATCCCCGGTTCCTACTGCGTAAGCTCGGCAAGATAAAGTCACTTAACGATCTCAAGTATTACCTGCGCATAGCGCGCAAGGTATATGACCGCTTCGGACAGTGGCATAGCTTTGAACCGCAAAGACCGTGTAAGTAGTTTTGACAATTTGGTAAAAACATGGTATACTTCTATAAAATAGAAGGAGGTATACATGTTTGACAAAAAGGAATGGAGCAGGAAGTATTACCAAAGTAACAAAAAGAGAATCCTGGAATGCGGAAAGAGATGGTGGAAAAATAATCCTGAAAAAACAAAAAAATATAGGATAAATAGTAATGCTCGGTCCAGGGAATGGTACTATAAAAATAGAGAATATGTAATACAGCGAGAAAGAGAATACCGAAAAAGAAGATATGAGAAATATCCATGGTTAAGAACCTATGAGAATATTCAAGCGAGAGTAAACAATAAGCCAGAGTATATAAGATACGGGATAAAAAACTTATTAACGAAAGAAGATATAAAATTTTTATGGATTCGAGATAAAGCAAGTAGCATGATTATGCCAAGCATAGATAGAAAAGACGGATATAAAAATTATACTTTAGAAAATTGTCAGTTTATCGAATTAACTGACAATTTAAGAAAGCCAAGAGCTTGGCGCAGGAAAGATATTAGTTTGCGAAATTTAAAAGGATATCCAAAATGAACGAACTCGTATCCGTCATTATCCCCACAACTGACAAGGAAATGCCGATCACGCAGAAGTGCGAATACTGCCTGAAGAACTCGACCTATAAGAACATCGAGATCATCGTGGTCAACGAACAGAAGGAACGGTCAGAGCAACGCAACATCGGGATCGCGCGCGCGAAGGGCGAGTACCTGCTGTTCCTGGACAGTGACCAGTACGTATCATCCCGGCTTATATCTGAATGCGTGGGCCTGATGAAGGGCGGATATGATGCGGTCTATATCCCCGAGGTCATAATAACCACAGGATGGTTCGGGCGGCTCCGCAACTGGGAGCGGCAGTTCTATCTCGGGACACCGGTGGACGTGGCCCGCTTCGCCAAGGGATCAGTGATCGGTACGTTCGATGAAGGACTCCGGGGACCGGAGGACAGCGATTGGGACAGGCGGATCCAGGGACACAAGGCGATCAGCCGGAACGTCGTATATCACGATGACAATGTGACCGTCCGTTCGTTCCTGGAAAAGAAGGCGTACTACTCAAAGAGCATGGGCCGCTATTACGAGAAGTGGCCGCAGGATAAGGTGCTCAATTTCTGGTATAGGTGCTTTTGGATATTCATGGAGGATGGCAAATGGAAGCGATTTCTGGCACGGCCACTGTCAGCACTGGCAGTCATGGCCTTAATATTCGCAAGGGGAGTGATATACCTATGCGCCAAAAAGTCCTAATTATAGCACCGTTCCATCGCGGAATCGGAGGCGCCGAGACTTATCTCATGGGCCTCATGGAGATAGCCTCGAAGCGATTCGACATATCCCTGGCCTCGCTCGCCAAGCCGCCGGAAGCCTGGCAAGGCACGCCGATCAGCAAAGTAGCCGGGATATGCTGGGAGCTCCTGCGCGATGCCTGGCGATATCGGAAGCTCGACATCAAGACCGTGGATTGCCATGGCTTACAGGCTGCGCTTGTCGGCGTAATCCTCGGACAATATTACAAATTCAAGATGTGCGTAACGATGCTCGCTCTTTACGACTTCAAGGACCGGCCCTGGTGGTTCCGCTTCGCATGCCGGTGGATCCTCAATCATGCCGACAAGATATTCGTGGAAGGCGAGACAGGCAAACAGGACTTGCTGGCATGCGGTGTGCACGAGGGCAAGATCATCAAGTTTATGCACTGGGTAGACCTGGACATATACAAGCCGGCGCCGCGCGAGCATAAAGGCGTCCGGGTGCTATTCGTAGGCCGACCGATCCCGATTAAGGGCAAGCACATCATCGAGGAAATCGAGCGCAAGCTGTTCTATCTGAAGGACCTGACGTTTACTTACGTCGAGAACGTGCCGCATAAAGACCTCGTCAAATACTACCAGGCCGCCGATATCCTTGTTGTGCCATCGCAATACTCGGAAGGCTTCCCACGAGTGGTGTTCGAGGCGGCGGCGTGCGGATGCATTATTATTGCTAATTGCTCAGGAGCGTTGCCAGAACTAATCAAGGACTTTGGTCTTGCAGCATACTATGACAAGAGAATAGACATCTATTCTGGATTGATAAAAGAATTATACGAGAACAGGATGGCATTAAATATAATGCAAACTCGAACACGTCTCTACGCCGAGAAGTTCTTCACACCGAAAAATGCGGAGGTGATACTTAATGAGTACGCATAGAAAATTCTGGCCAGAAGTATTGGGCATGAGGCTGTACGAAGCGGGAGGCGTATCTTTTTATGCGTGGAATTATAAACACGCAAAGAAGAAGTCCGGCAATAAAGAATTGTTTGTCATAAGCGAATATGGATATCCAATAAAATGCGTATAGCCTTCTGTATCGCCGAGGACATAAACATCGGAGCCGGCTACGTAATAGCGCACCTGAAGGCCCAGGGGCACCAGGTCAAGCTATTCCTGGATCCGAGGCAGTATGACCGCGGCTATGCCCAGAACGGCCTGCTGGCCCGTGCTTTGTCGCAAAGGCGCCATATCTTAAGGCGCATCAAAGCCTTCAACCCGGGCATGTGCCTATTCAGCGCAGTAACGGCGAACTACCAGTGGGCGCTCAGTATGGCCGAGGCGGTCAAGCGTATATTACCAGGGACCAAGATCGTGTTCGGCGGCGTTCACGCCACGCTCGTGCCGGAGGAGGTCCGCAAGCACGCCTTCATCGATGACGTCGTAGTCGGCGATGGCATCTCGCACTTCGGCGGGACCTTCGACCCGGAGCGCTTATGGCCAGACCGTGAGATCTTCCTCGAGCAGTTGCCGCCTATCCACAGGCGATACCAGATCTTCATGACCTCGGTCGGTTGCCCTTTTAACTGCTCATACTGCGGCAACGAGCAGATGCGCAAGGTCAGCCAGTTCAAGTTCGTCCGGCGCTCAGTCGACAGCTGTATCGCGGAGCTCTCGAACCTGAAAGTCCGCGGCATGCGCTACGTCCTATTCGTGGATGATATCCTGACATGCGATAAGAAGTGGCTGCTTGAATTTATGCCGCGGTATAAAAGAGTAATCGGCCTGCCGTTCTGCTGCTTCGGACATCCGAAGTATCTCGATGACGAAGTGGTGGCTACGCTAAAGGTCGGAGGCTGCCACACCGTGTGGATCGGCATACAGACAGGCGATGAGGGCCTGCGTAAGAATATACTGAACCGGCCGGAGACGAACCAGGAGATCGTGGATGCGTCCGCGCGCATAAAGAAGTGCGGCATGAAGCTCATGGTGGATCATATCTTCGGGATCCCAGGGGAAAGCGCCATGTCGAACGACATCAGCAATAATTTATACACCGTGATCAAGCCGGACATAGTGAACTGCTACAATTTATTATACTTCCCAAAAGCCAAGATCATCGAGCATGCCCTGGCGCTCGGGAACCTGACGCCGAGGCAGGTCACCGAGATCAACGAAGGAAAGGGCGCCGTGTACCAGATCACGAATAAGAGCCAGGACTTCTACCGAGAATACGCCAAGAGCTTCTGCGCCATCCCGGTCGGCGGACTGGTCGCAGAGGTGCTCCCGATGTCCATGATCAAGCTCATCGCGTACGCGCGCGCGGGCCGCATGTTCATCCCCTGGGCGATGATACAGAATGAGATATATTTTACACTCAAAAGCTTATGGAGGAAGATCACGTGAAAGAATGGGCGCAAGTTTTATACGAACGCTATCTGAGTAAGCCCCTGATACGGTTATGCGTCATTACGGGCACAACGCCGAACCAGGTGACGATATACAATTTTTTAATGACGCTGATCCTGGGAGGGCTGTCCTTTGCGACCGGGCATTATTACGCAGGACTTATGATCTGTATCTTGAACGGCGTCCTCGATTATGTGGACGGCGACCTCGCGCGCGCCACGAAGCAATACAGCAAGACAGGCGAATGGCTTGACTCGGGCGGCGATGTAATAATACAAAACAGCATCATGGCGGCCATTGCCTATGGTTTGCTCGTTGAGCACACAGGCGGAGGATTATCCCTTCCCGTGGCCGCCACCATGTTTTATTTTGTAGGGAACGCGGCGATGAACCTGATCAGCTTCCACTACAACACAACGTTCGGCTTCAACTCGCATGCCGGGAGCGCACTGTTCCGCAAGTACATGGACACGAAGCCGCACCTGCTGAACCGCTTCCTTAAGAACCTGATAGACCCGACATCGAGCCATACCGGGATGATCTTCTGGACCATACGATATTGGCTGGTCTTGGGGATCCTGCTCAATCAGATGGCCGTAGCTTTTATGATTATAACTTCGATATTGGTATTCAGAGCGACAGCCATGTACATAATCTATGCGCTACACCTCGCCGAATATAAGAAGCTCTGGCTGCTCCAGGCGCTGGCCATTATCGATGAGGGACGGCAAGAATATTATAACATTAGGATGAAAAATGGTTAAGAGTAAGTGTAGATGTTGTGGGAAAATATTTAATGTCTATCCATATGAAATCCGTCGAGGGAGAGGAAAACACTGCAGCCGAAAGTGCTTTTATATATGGCAAAAGAAAAATATATTCACTCCTGAACGCAGAAAACAAATGAGTGATCTTGCTAAAAGTAGGGTCGGCGATAAAAGCCCGGGGTGGAAGGGTGGCATATATATAGATTATTATGGTTATCTCAGAAGATATATGCCTATGCATCCTTTCATAATAACTATGGCTACGTCCGCGAGCACCGCCTTGTGATGGAGAAGCATATTGGTCGCTATCTTACTCCGGAAGAAGTGGTACACCATATCAACGAGATTAAGACAGATAACCGAATAGAAAATCTTATGCTGTTTAAAAATGCGAATGAGCATACAAAATTTCATATGAAGGAAAGCGTAAAGTCTTATGCCGTATGAAATCGTAAGACGTTTTGAGGAGCGGATCGCTGAGTACGCCGGCGCACGATACGGCGTGGCGGTGGAGAGCTGTACGGCGGCTCTCTTTCTGTGCTGTAAGTATCTCGAAGTAGAAAAAGTCGAGATACCTAAACACACATATCCGGGAGTGGCATGTTCCATTATTAATGCAGGCGGGAAAATACAATTTGATAATTGCGTCTGGACGCATGGATATTATCAGTTATGCCCATATCAAATATATGACAGTGCATTGAGTTTTTTCCGTGGCATGTATATCCCCGGAAGTTTGTATTGCCTATCCTTCCACGCAAAGAAGCACCTGCCGATCGGCCGAGGCGGGATGATACTGACCGATAGCGAACTCGCCGCAACATGGCTACGTAAGGCACGCTTCGATGGCCGGAATGAATGCGCGCTGAAGGATGATAACATCGACATGGTCGGCTGGAATATGTACCTTACGCCCGAAGCGGCCGCACGCGGGCTCATGCTGTTTGACGCAATCAAGGACCGGGACCTGCCAGACCTCAAGGTAGAGGACCAGGGATACCCGGATCTATCACTCATAAAGGCCTATCGATGAGTAAGCAATACTGGCAGGAGTTCTATCGTAAACACGACATCAAAGGGCATACGCCATTTGCCGAGTGGTGCCTGCCGTATATGCGCCAGCATCTATACGTGGCGGACCTTGGTTGCGGTAACGGCCGGGATACTTATTACTTCGCTCGCAATTTTCACAGGGTCGTAGGGGTCGACTATGCCGTTAAACCTAAAAAATATAAAGAAGCTCATTTTGTACAGAAACCATTGGAGGACGTTATATCGAATGGGTGCTTTTACGATGTTGTATATTCCCGATTTTTCTTACACTCCATAGCATATCACGAAGTCGCTGACATTTTGAATTGGACGCGGAACTTATTCCTTGCAGAGTTTCGTGCCAAGGGTGATGAACCGAAGCTATACCCGGACCATCCCCGGAACTTTATAGATGGCAATTCTTTTTTGAAGGACTTGGATCATTTCGGATTCGATATCATTCACTATGAAAAAGGTCGCGGCCTGGCCAAGTATAAAGGCGAGGATCCGCTTATCATAAGAGTGGTGGCAAAAAAGGAGAGATGATATGGGATCAAAGCCAAGATTGGCGGACGCGCACGTAGAGCAGATCAGGGTGCTAAAGGGCGAAGGAAAGTCGGTCAAGGAGATCATCGAGGTAATGGAGGCGACGTATACAGGCCTCAAGTTATCACCGTATTTAGTCTCCGGAGCGCTCAAACCAGTAAAAGGCGTGGCCATGGCCGGTGCTCCCACGGTTAAGGCGAAGCGCAAGTACCACAAACACGCGGAGAAGAAGGCCGCGGCAGAAGGATCCCCGGACCAGGACAGGGCGATCAAGGACATCCTGGCACTACTCCAGGAGATCCACGGCGGCTACAGGCAGGTATTCTCATACCTGCGCAAGGAGCTCATAAAGAGCCGGCAGGAAGTATATCTCATGATGACCGGCGCCGGCATCGAGATCCCGGAGAGCACGATACAGTGATACTCATAATAGCAAACGCGCGTATCAAGGGCGGCCTATCCGGGAGCGACAATATCTATCTGAACATGACCAGGCATGCCGGACATCATCGGACATGGGAGATGATGGATACGGACTTCCGGCCATTCGTTCTATGCTACATCTGGAAGATCGTCAAAGCCTGTTGGTGCGCGCTATGGGATTTTACAAAGTACGAGTTCGTATATTCGGCGAGTGACTTCTGGATGGATAGCCTGCCGGCGCTCATCCTGAAGCTTAAGGGCAATAAGTGGGTAGCAGGCTTTTATCTATTCGCTCCCCGGGACACGTTTATATATTACTGGTCGCAGAAGATAACGATCTGGATCATTAACAAATTTGCTGATGTCGTATGCGTTACGAACGAAAGCATGTTCAATTTCGATAAGCCGATGATCGCTGTCCACGGCGGCGTAGACCTGAAACTCGCATATCCCTCAAATGACATGAAGATATTCGATGCGGTGTTTATCGGGCGCCTACACTACACCAAGGGTATCGATGAGCTCATGCGGATATGGGATGGCGTCCTTAAGATTAAACCTAAAGCGCGCCTTGCAGTGATAGGCGATGGCGATACCGAAGTCGAGGCATTCAAAAAATGGCTTGACCGCACATCCGGCGTGACATGGTTCGGCTTCTTAGGGGAGGATCGCTTCGATGTTTATCGGAAATCGAAAATGGTTCTATATACAACGCCTCACTGCTATAGCCATTTTTCTATGGGGCCTGTTGAGGCTATGGCTTGCGGTTGCCCAATGGTGGCATTCGATATTCCAGTGATGGCTGACATTAAGCCGGAAGGATGCGAGATCTGTGTGAACCGACACTATTTTGTCAGGGTGATAACAAGGGGATCAATGAAATCAAGAGAAGCAACCACCTGGGCTCGAACATGGGACTGGTCGACCAGGGCGCCGAAGATACTCAAAGAAATAAGGGAGAAGCTATGCGAATCTTAGTCACTGGTGCCGCAGGCATGATGGGCGAATCGATCAGGCGTGTCTTTAAGAACGACGAGATGATATATACCGATAAGCCGGAACTTAACGTCGCCGATTATAATAGCGTGATAAGCATGATCAATAAACTGAACGGCGAAATTGATTATATTCTACACCTGGCCGCCGAGACAGACCTCGAGTTTTGCGAGAGACGTCCGGAGCTCGCGTATTACACCAACGCGATCGGCACGGTGAACATGGTGAAGCTCGCAGAGATCATGGATATCCCGATAATCTACATATCAACAGCCGGCGTATTCTTAGGCGAGAAGAATAGCTACGATGAATTTGACAAGCCGGAACCGATCAATCACTACGGCCGGAGTAAGTGGTATGGCGAGTTCGCGGTAAGGACATACCCGAAGCATTACATCTTCCGCATGTCCTGGGCCATGGGAGGCGGGCCGGACCTCGATAAGAAGTTCGTCAACAAGATAATCAAGTTGGTCCATGAAGGACACAAGGAGATCGAGGCCATCGATGATGTGTTCGGATCACCGACATACCAGTATGACGTGGCAAGGACGATCCGCGCATGCCTGGAGCGGAAGATACCCTACGGCATATATCATGCGGCAGGGATAGGCACGGCTTCACGGTATGATGTAGCAGAGGCAATCGTTGACATATTAAATATGGACGTCGATCTTGTTATACCGGTGCCGAGCTCGCACTTTAACAATAAGTTCCCGTGCCCGCGCGCGCGTAACGAGGTTTTGAAAAGCGTGATAGCGCATCCATCCTGCATGCGGCCCTGGCGCGAATCACTGAAAGAATACCTGGAGGAATACTATGCTGCTTGAGTTTCTGAATATCTGGTGGGTGCTGGCGATCACGGCCGGGACCTGGTGCTATGTCCTGAAGTGCGGATTCGTATCGGATGACCATGCCGTTATCGCGGAGCGCAAGGACATCATCCCGGACCATGAGAAAAATCCAAAGAGCGAGAACCATTGGGTTAAGGTTTTTAACGATGGCATCGTAATGTTTTACCTGAACCGGGCGGTCCGCAAGGTGTTCGGCAATAAGCCGTTCGGCTGGCACCTCCTGAGTTACTGCATCCATCTCATAAATACGTTCCTATTTTACAAGGTGGCACTCATGTTCGTATCAAACGATGCGGCTTTATGCGCCACGCTCATCTGGGCTGTGAACCCGATGCAGAACCAGATCGCAGGCTGGTGCTCCGGCCGGCCTTACGGCATAGCGGCCATGATGGCGCTCGCCTGTATGCTCCTATGGCAATACCCTGTCGTAGTCGTGCCACTTTATGTGCTCGGAGTAATAACAAGCGTATCGATCGGATTCCTGCCGGTCATTCTAATGCTTGCGCATCCGGGCACCTGGCAGGGAAGCGCTTATATCGGCGCGCTTATATTGGCCGTGCCGTTTGTGCTGTGGAAGTTCCAGAAGCGATTCTCCGTGAACGCTCTCGTGATGGACAGGAAAAACTTCCACTTTCGCATGCGCCGATTTAATAACATCGTCCGCATTTATATGTATTATCTCGCCTCGCTATTCTTTCCGGTAACGATGGGATGGTATCACGATGCAGGGTTTGCCTACAATGAGAAGTGGGACGGCTTCAATGTGTGGGCCCTCGCAGGATACGCGACCGTGATCTATATCACCAGCCAGGGTGCCTTGGGCGCATGGTTCCTGCTCGGGATCCTGCCGCAAGCCAATATCTTCGCTACAAACTCCTACGTCCAGGATAGGTATTTATACTTCGGTAGCATGGGCCTGGCGATACTGATGGCGCCTTTGTGTGTTCAATACCCGGTGCTATTTGTGGCGATCGTGGCCATCTACGCGTCAAAGAGCTACACGTATTCGCGCCACATGATAAACGATGAGCACCTATACCGCGAGAACTGGCGCAATCATCCCCAGGCGACATACGCCATAAACAACCTGTCATTCTTTCTTATAAGCCAAAGGCGATATGAGGAGGCGCGCGCCTACATTGACCGCGGCCTGGCTATAGATAAAGACAATAAACTCCTATGGTATAACCTGGGTGTCACCTGGGCGGCCACTGGACACTTCCAAAACCAAGAGGGGATCCAGCGATTCTTCCGCGCGATGGAGTGCTGGAAAAGAGCGCTACAGATCGAACCAAGGTGGAAGAAGCCGATGGAGGATCTGCAGAAGCTCGTCAAGGTGCTCGTAGACAATAAAATCGTAACGCTCGATAAGAACCAAGCGATGCCCGGGATGCCGGCGATACATGCGCCGCTAATGAACAAGGAGGAACTGAGTGGAACAACGAATAATACAGAAGCTGGAGCCGCCGCCAGAAGTTAAGTGGGAAATGAAGCGGCAGGACGAAGGAAAGCTTCCGAAAAATCCTATGCTGCGCTTTATCAAAGTATTCTTCCTGGGCGATGGCTACTGACATCCTGCTCGTAAATCCATTCTCATGGACCCGGGACGGCCGCGCGGCATATCTGCCATATGGGATATTATATATGGCGTCTTACCTGCGCAAGCGCGGCGTAAGCGTAGAAATACATGATTGTAATACCGCCGATTATGTCATGGATCACATTAGCGAATCTAAGCCTGACACTATAGGCTTGTCCGTATTGACAGGACCCGTAATAAAAGAGGCTTTGGAAATATCCAGGAGCGTCAAGGAACAGTATCCTGAAATCAAAATTGTATGGGGAGGACTCCATCCTACATTGTTTCCTGATAGCGTGAGGAGGGAAAAAAGCGTCGATTATATTATCCGCGGAGAAGGAGAAAAGGCGCTGGATAACTTATTGAACCACATGGAATATGGCAGCATCTATGACAACGCCTCGCTGATAGACCTGGACGCCGAGCCGATGCCGGCATGGGATATGTTGCCAGACATCGGGCGCTATATCATGAACAAACACTACGGTGACCGGGTGCTTACGCTCAACACCTCGCGCGGGTGCGTAAACGACTGCGCCTTCTGTTTTAACAGCGCGATGAGTACACACAAGTGGCGCGCGCTATCGGCAAAGAACATATGGGCGCAGGTCGCGACCTTATATTTTCGATACGGCATAAATGGCATACAATTCTATGAGGACAACTTCGATGTGGACAAGGAGAGAGTGAAGGAGTTCTGCCAGCTCATGATAAAGACAGGAATGAATAAGCACGTAAAATGGGCGCACTTCTCCTGCGTTAAGAAGGCGGACAAGGACCTGATCGACTATGAGCGAGAGGCCGGATGCCGCGAGATAGGATATGGCGTCGAATCAGGATCCAACCGTATATTGAAATTACTGAATAAGAACCAGACCACTAAAGATATCGAGCGCGCCTTCCGCGTGTGTAACAAGGCCAGAGTGAAAGCCACGTCTTTATTTATGATAGGGCTTCCCACGGAGACGGACCATGAGCTCAACGAGACGAAGAACCTGATCGGGCGCCTCCGCAGTTACCAGGATATATGTACCATCTATCGGCCATATCCAAAAACAAAACTGCACGACATGTGCGGCATAAAGACTCCCGGGACGCTTGAAGCTCAAGCTGATTTTTATGCTTACGGAGAGCTCGACAAGGACGCGCGGAACGTCAGCGAGCTATCTACGGACATACTTCTCAAGGCACAGGCGTATTTTTATCGGAATACTCTCAAGAAGGAACTGCTATCCTGCGTAAGGGATTTTAATATTAAGCGGTTTATATATCTACTCAAGGAAGGGTTCAAATGGTTCAGGGCACATATTGCGTAAAGGAGCATGAGGCGAAGATCCTCGATTCCCTGGCCGAGATCGTCCGGCACGGCTTCGGCGAGATGACGATCCAGGTCTGGGAGACGAAGGGCAGCTTCAAAACAGGCATCACGATCAAAGCCGGCCGCTCCTGGGTGTACCTGGTGACGAAAGAGATCCCCGAACTCAAGGAGATACTATGATCTGGCTACAGATTGCGTTTGATATTTTTATGCTCGGCGTTGTCTGGGCGTTCTGGACTATCTACCAAAAACTGGCTGAGAGTCAATATGAGTTTTCACAATGGGTTGCCAAAAAATTCAATGAACAATAATAACCTGAACGACGATGGCTACAGTATTTTCCGTGATGCCTTCATGGAATGCCTGCACAAGGACTGGAAAAAGGGCAAGATATCAACAAGAAAAGTCCGGGCCATCCTTGGAATTACGGCACTCAATAGTGTATACTATAGGCATGAAGTAAAATCACGTACCAATAAAAAAATATAGCACTATCAGCAAGGCCGCATCAGTCATAGCGGCCCCACAGGCCCCTTAAGAGGGTTAACGCAGGCATCCTGCGTTGGCTCTCTTTTTTTATAATAGGAGTGACATGATCACCTGGACCACAGAGAAGCGCAAAGTTTCAGAACTCATCCCGGCCGGATATAACCCGCGCCAGATGACTGAGAAGCAGTCCAAGGACCTGACGACCTCGCTCGAACGCTTCAACCTCGCCGACCCGATCGTCATAAACACCAATAACACAATCATCGGTGGTCATCAGCGCATCGCTATATACAAGCACCACGGCAAGATGGAGGTCGAGGTAGACGTGAGAGTCCCGTCCCGGGAGCTCACACCAGAAGAAGAAAAAGAACTGAACCTGCGCCTGAATAAAAATCTCGGAGAGTGGGACCTTGACGCCCTCGCTAATCTTGACGAGGAGATGCTGATCGACGTAGGATTCGCGGCATCAGAGCTCGATGACATCTTCGACCTGGAGCCAGGCATGACGGATCCAAACGAAATACCGGTCCTGCCGACCGAAGCCAAGGCAAAACCAGGCCAGATCTACCGCCTGGGAGAGCATAGGTTAATGTGTGGGGACTCGACCGACATTGAGGCTGTAAACCAACTTGTGCGAGGAATTGACGGCATTTTGAGTCCTATCCAGATGGTATTCACGGATCCGCCATATAATGTCAACTACAAAGGGAAGGGCGAAAATACCTCGGAAGGCATAGAGAACGACCATATTGACCCGGCCTTATTCCAAGAGTTTATAGCCAAGGTTTTTGAGAACATGTTTCAAATCATGAGCCCGGGCGCCGTTTTTTATATTTGCTCCGGATGGAGCTCTTATCCGACATTTAATGAGTCGCTCGTTGCCACAGGCTTCTACCGGGCCGGCGTGATCATTTGGAAGAAGGATAATGCCTCATACGGATGGAACGATTATCGATATAAGCATGAGTGGATACTCGTGGGCCGGCGTAAAGATGAGCGCATAAAAGCCGTGTCCATGATCTATGGATGGAAAAAGGGCGAGGGGGGGGGCGGCCATTTTTTCAGATCTACGAGAGACGAATACGATGTGTGGGAAGTGCCCCGGAAACATTCAGGCAGCTATATTCATCCTACCGAAAAACCAGTCTGGTTAATAGAAAAAGCCCTGGCGAACTCAAGTCAACGCTACTGGAATATACTCGACCTATTCGGAGGCTCGGGCTCGACCCTCATTGCTTGCGAGCGCCTAAAGCGACAGGCTTTTATCATGGAGCATGACCCGAAGTACGTGGACAGGATTATAAAGCGATGGGAAGATTATACAAAAAAGAAAGCGGAGCTCATCAATGCCGTTCACGCTTAATAAAACACGCAAGATCCGGATGGTGATCGACAATATAAAAAAAGGCAATCAGTTTGTGCTGTCCGTTCATACAGCCGGGATCCGTAGCACACAGACTTGGTATAATTGGGAAAAGACCAGGCCGAGACTTAAGCTATTACGCGCGGCCGTACAAGAACTATGCGCAACAAAGCGCGTGGAGATGGTAACGGACGCGCTATTCAAAAAGGCATGTGGCGGCGACGTGGGCGCCTGCGCCTTCTTCCTAAAGAACAAAGCCGGATGGAAGGACTCGCCGTCCGTTGTCATAGAGACAGGAAACCAGATAAAGACGCCGCACGCGATTATATTCTCGGCCGTGAAAGAGGAGTGCCATATCACGACTAACCATAATCAAATAACTATACCGGTGAAAGATGAATGTCCACAAGTCCAGCGCTAACGATTTACATGCCAGAGCCTGCCCAGCGAGTAATATCGGCTACGGCACGCTACAAGGTCCTGGAAGGCGGCCGCGGATCCGGCAAGAGCTATTCATTTGCGGATACGGCAGTAGCCAGAGGAGCACATGAAAAACTTCGTATCTTATGCACAAGAGAGACGCAGAACTCAATCAGAGACTCTGTCCATCGGCTTCTTAGTGACAGAATACATACGCTCGGGTATGACAATTTTTATGTCATACAGAAGGATGCGATTTATTCCAGAAGCGGTTCAGAATTTCTATTCAAGGGCCTGCACCACAATATCTCGGAGATCAAATCTACTGAAGGGATCGACATCTGCTGGGTTGAAGAAGCCGAGAAAGTCTCCGAAGATTCGTGGACCGTTCTCATTCCTACGGTCCGTAAAGAGGACTCTGAGATATGGGTTAGCTTTAACCAAGAGGATGAGGACAGTGCGACATACGTCCGATTCATTAAGAGCCCTTCGCCAGACTGTGTCTCGGCCCATCTCACATACCGTGACAACGCCATGTTCCCGGAAGTCCTGCGCCGGCAGATGGAATACGACAAGCGCGTCGATCCCGACAAGTATGAGCACGTCTGGGAAGGAAAATGCAAAGGATATTCGGATGCCGTTATTTTCAAGGGCAAAGTATTTGTCGAAGATTTTGAGACACCGGAAGGCGTGCAGTTCCATTTCGGAAGCGACTTCGGGTTCTCGCAGGACCCTGCTGTCCTGGGCCGAATGTTTATCCAGGATAACTGCCTGTTTATCGACTACGAGGCATATGGCGTCGGCGTTGAGATTGACGATCTCGAAGTATTTTATGACTCGGTCCCGGACGTCCGCAGGTGGGAGATCATGGCAGACTCGGAGCGGCCGGACACCATCTCATACCTACACAGGAAAGGCTTTAATATCATCGGCGCTGAAAAAGGGCCCGGATCTGTTGCTGACGGCATATCGTTCCTGCGCGGGTTTGAGAGAATCGTTATACATCCGCGGTGTCCAGGCGCGATCGATAACTTTAAGAATTATAAATGGAAGAAGGACAAGATCACCGGAAAGATATTGCCAATGCCGGTCAAGGGATCAGATCACTGGCCGGACACAGCTCGCTATGCGCTTGAGCGGTATATCAAATCTAACAATCCCAACATAAGGTTTATATAATATGCTGAAATTCTTCGAGGACATAAAGCTCGCCATGCAGTACCGAAGGTTTGAGAGCCAAGCCACCAAGGCGCAGAATCCGCTTGTTGAAATGTGGGGACATGAGAAAACATACGGCAAGACGCAACCGCATGACTTCGCTAACATGGTACAGAATTACCAGTCATGGGCGTATGCCTGTATCCAGCGCAACTCCTTCAGCGTGGCCGGGACAGAGCTTCGGATATACAAAAAAATCAAATCGAAAGAAGGTATTGACTACGAGGAAATAACCGAGCATCCGTTCCTTGACCTGATGACTAACGTAAACCCATTTTTTAATCGGTTTGAATTGTGGGTGCTGACGGTTACATTCCTCGAACTTACCGGGAACGCCTACTGGTGGATGGTTAAAGATCCGCTGGGAGTGCCGCGCGCCTTATGGAACATACCCTCACACTGGATGAAGATCGTGCCATCAAAAGAGACGTTTATAGCCGGATATGTTATGCAGCAGCCGGGTAGCCCGACAAAGGTGCCGTTCGATGTCGAGGACATAATCCACTTCAAGTATCCCTCGCCGTTCTCGCTCTATTACGGGTGCCCTCCGATGTACGCGGCCGCGTATGACATCGACATAAATAGAGAGCTGAAGGCACACGGCGTAAACTTCCTGATGAATAACGCGCAGCCCGGAGGAGTGCTCTATACGGACCAGCGGCTCGGAGATAAGGAGTTTGAACGTCTCCGCACTATGTGGAACATGCGGCATAAGGGCGGATCGAACGCCGGTAAGATGGCTATCCTCGAGGCAGGGCTTAAGTATGAAAAGACCGGATCCAACCTTCAGGAATTACAATTCCCGGAGACATCGCGCAATGTCAGGGATTCAATTCTCGCTATATTCGGCGTGCCGGCGTCCAAACTTGGATTGGTCGAGGATGTAAACAGGGCAAACGCCGATGCCAATGATTACACATACCAAAAAGATACAGTAAGGCCGAGACTGAAACTCATTGAAGAAAAGCTCAACGAGAAGATGATGCCAATATATGACACCGGGATCGTATGCGAGTTTGATAATAACATACCTGATGATCGCGACTTCCGCCTGCGCGAGCAGAGTGAACATATCAGATCGGGATATTCGTCAATAGACGATGAGCGTGTCGAGGACGGCAAGGATCCGTATGCCACGCCCGAGACATCGATGCCGCTGATACCTTTTAGTGTGCTCCCGGCCGGATCGCCGAAGCCGGAGCCTGTAGACCAGGGGACCGCGCCGCAGGACGAAAAAGCAAAAGGATATAAGCCTCTCCATGAGACAAAGGACAAGCGCACGCGCAAGTGGGAAGTATTCGCGGCCATGACGCAGCCACAGGAGAAGCACTTCGGCACGTCCATGAAGCGCTTCTTTGAGCGCCAGCGCCAGATCGTCATGGACAACGTCAATAAATACAAGGCATACCCGGTCAAGGCAGGATTTGAGGCAAACATATTATTCCCGATGGGCGAGGAGAATGAAAGACTCAAGATGATCGCCAAGGCATACGTCGAGGAATCCTTCAAGAGTGGAACGCTGCTCGGATATAACGAGCTCAATAATTCGGTAGACTTTAACCTTATCGAGCCGAATATAATCAGGGCCGTAGAAAAGCGCGTCGGCTTCTTCGCTGAAAGCGTAAACAAAAATACGGCGAACCTTATAAAGGAGGCGCTGGATCAGGGCGTATCCACAGGCGAATCGATCGATAAGATAGCCGGTCGCATAGATGATATATTTAACTTCAGCGAGAAGTTCCGCTCGGTGCGGATCGCCCGGACCGAGGTAATAGGCGCGGCCAACGAAGGCCAGCTATGGGCTTACAGAGAGAACGGCGTCGAGGCGAAGATGTGGATCACCGCGCGCGATGAGAACGTCAGAGAGAGTCATCAGATCGAGGGTCAGACCATTGAGATAAACGAGAGATTCACTTTAGCTGATGGCGAGCACCTGGACTATCCCGGGGACCGGGATGCCTCGGTGGGCAACATAGTCAATTGCAGGTGCTGCGTCAGTCCTGTCGTCAAAACACAAGGAGAATAATATGAAAGACAAAATGTTTCTTACTCTCAATTCAGTGGTCAAGGATATCGACGATATAGAGGGTACGCTGACCGCCTACGTGTCCACGGCCGCGCGCGACCGCATGGATGAGGTACTACTCCCGGAAGGCGCGGACCTTAAGCATTTCAAAAAGAACCCGGTCGTATTATTCGGGCACAAGTATGATGAGCCTCCGATCGGCAAGGCCTTGTGGATTAAGAACGACGGCGACGGCCTTATAGCCAAGGTCAAGTTTGCCTCGACCGAGTTTGCCCAGGAGATATTCACGCTATTCAAGGAAGGCATCATGAGCGCCTTTTCCGTAGGATTTATACCGAAACAGTGGGTGGACGGCGATGGCGAAAAGAAGGCGCGCAGGACATACGAGAAGTGGGAGCTCCTGGAGTTCTCCGCCGTAGCAGTCCCGGCAAACCCGGAAGCGCTCGCGCTGGCCATGTCGAAGGGCCTCATTAAGAGCGAAGCGTTAAAGAAGGAGTTCAAAATAGATCCTTCGGCAGAACCGCCAGCAGGGGATCCGCCGCCAGCCGAGCCGCCGGCCAAGGACTACCTCGAAGATATAAAGGCCATGGAGGCAGAGATCGAGCACTTGGAGGAGAATAAAGTAGCGGCCATAATAGAGATCACAGCACTCAAGAAAGAGGTATCGGATCTACGCTATAAGATATATGAGATTTTACACAGACCAGAGCAATCGAAGATCGTGCCGGAGATATCAGGAGATGAGCTCGCAAAAATAATAGGCGAACTCGTGTCTGGGGAGATCAGGCGCGTAACAGGCAAGGTCAACTAACCAAAAGGAGTATCTAATGTTCATGACACAAGAGGAGTTTGGAAAACTCCCGAAAGACCAGCAAGACCTCCTCATGAAGAAGATTGAGGAGATCCAGTCTGGCGCGGGCGCACCTCCCGTACCGAAGGGCCTGGCGCAGCTCACGATGGATGAGTTTAAGGGCATGGTAGGCCAGGTCATAAAGGATCATATCTCATCGATGACGCATGTCGATAAGAAGTATTTCGCGTTCCCCGGCATCGGCAAGGTCGATGACGACATATCGCCAGAGGGCAAGTTTTCAAAGACCGTGAAGTTTTTGAAGGCGCTCGCAGGCGGCGACGTTCAGACGTGCAAAACCATGTCCAACGAGGTCAGGGTAAAAGCTAACCTCTCGGAAGGTTCCACGTCAGGCGGCGGATTCCTCGTACCCGAGGAGTTTGCGTCTGAGATATTAAGACTCGCCCCGACTTACGGCGTGATCAGGCAGAACTGCCGCATCATACCTATGTCCAGCGATGTCAAGTCTATCCCGAAAGCCGGCGGCACGGAACTGACGGCCCAGTGGGTGAACGAAGCCGGACAGATCAAGTCCACAGATCCTACCTTCGGGCAGGTGCAGTTAATAATCAATAAGCTCGCAGCCATCCCAGTGGTAACGAGTGAGCTATTGGCTGATGCGAACATCGATGTGATCGCGTATCTTTCAGAGCTGATCGCGGAAGCGTTCGCGTACCAAGAGGACTATCAGGGATTCAATGGCACCGGATCTCCGTTCGTCGGAATACTCGGAGCAACCGGAGTCCCGACGTATCCTCTCCCGAGCGGCACAGGGTTCATCTGCCTGTCCTATCCGGACTTGGTAAAGTCGACGACCGAGCTTTATGATGCGGCGACCGCCAATGCTAAGTTCTATTTGCACAGGACGATCATAGGACACTTGAGAGGTCTTATAACGACCGCAGGCGCTCCCATAATCCTGCCGACCGCGAAGGACTTCGCCGGATTCCCGTTTGTTTCAACGGAAGTCCTACCGGGCACCAGGCATTCCACCGCGAACACCGATGCCACTCAGTTTATGGTGTTCGGTGATCTGCGCAAGACGATAGCGATGGGCCAGAGAGCCGGTATCGAAATGAAGATATCGGATCAGGCTACTGTCGGATCGAACAATCTATTCGAGAAGGACATGCAGGCCCTTCGGATGATCGAACGAGTATCGTTCGGAGTCTTACTACCAAGCGCGAGCTTGATATTCGTATCCTAACATAACCGCAGGGAAAGAAAGGAGCATTACCGTGAGAGATTATAAGACCACGATGGAAGTTTTCAATGCCCTATCCTGCATATTGTTTGCCTCGGATTCAACGGGCAACACAGGATACGGATGTACCATCGATACCAGGGGATTCGCGGATGTACTCGGAGTGGTAACGATGGGAGCAGTAAGCGGAACAGCTGCGTCGACCGGCGAGCTGACCGTGAAGTTCCAGGAGTCAGTCAATGCCACCGGACCGTTCACCGATATCAACGATGGAGCCATTAACGGCACCATGAAGATAACGATGAATGTTAAGGGTCATACCGCCGTCACAAATCCATACGCTTACATGGGTAAGTGCTATGAGAAGCTCGGTGTGACTTCGGTCGGAGGCACGTATCGTTTGAGATATATCCGTTGCCACGCTTCGCTGAAGGGCACCGGAGCAAGCGGGTATTTAGCCGGAGCCATCGGCGTTGCGGTTCTATTGGGCAGGCCTTCTGATACGCTTTATATTCAGAATCCCGCCTCAATAGGAAGTGGCAATGCGGATGTCTGGCAGGGTTGGACAGTTAATTCGTTCAAGCCGTAAAGTAATCGAGGAGAGGGCCTTCGGGCTCTCTCCTCACGCAATCATATGATAGATAAATATAAAAATAGAATGATATCGAAGTCAAAAACGAGGTGCGACGATGCTGATAGGGACCGGGGACGTAAGGACATGGCTGGGGTTAAACGACAGCGACAGGACGCCAAACGCTAAGATACTATCGCTTTGTAGCGCGATCCAGGCGTTCGTAGAAAGCTATACAAATCGGAAACTCGAGGCGCAGCGCTTTACCACGCATCCTGACCATTGTTATCTTGATGGCACAGGCAAGCCATGGATATACCTTCCCATTTACCCTATCTGGAATATATATGAAGTGGCGGTCGACAACGATAGAGAGTTCGGATCCGGGACACTTATAGGCATGGACGACATAATCTTTGATCCCCAGGGCAAAGTAATGAGCGAGGCCGGATACTTCACGCGCGGGCGTAGGAACGTGCGCTTTGATTATTATGCCGGATATGGCGCGGGATCATATCCGTTACCTGCCGATATCAAGCAGGTGATGGTAGAGATGATAGTCGAAACATATAAGTCAGGTCTGACAGCGATCCATCAGGTACAGACGCCACAGGGTGAAGTTTTCTTCCTGAAGCTACTATCAAACAACACTATGTGGAAAGAATGTCTCGGACGATATACGCGCATGGGAGGCTTCGATTATAGTTATGATGACCATTAGAATCGAGGGGCTGCAGAGGCTCGCGCGAAAGCTTGAGGAGGGTGCCCGGGATAAGGCGGTCAAGCTCGGAATGAATCAGTCTGCCACGCTTCTGCAAGGATGGATTCAGCGCAATAGACTATCAGGCCCACGGCCTGATTTTCTCGGAGTACTGACAGGTAGGCTTAGAACATCCATATCAGTTAAGTCCACAGAGAAGGTGGGCGACGCTTATATTACGAAGATCGGCACGAACGTCGAATATGCGGCAGCACATGAGTTCGGATATCCGCCGCACAATTTACGCGCCCGGCCATTTATGCGACCGGCGTTCGAGGATCCGCAGAACCAGCGGCAGATAGTAAGCATCATCGCAGAACGTCTCAACGAAGCACTGGCGAGGGAATAATGCTAATTGGCGCGATATTTAATCAACTTGTATTGACACTGGAAAATAACCCTGACCTTAAGGTCTATATCAGGCGCGTATTTAAAGGCGCTCGTTTCGATATCGGCAAAGATACGCATCCGTGTCTTATGGTCGAAGTGGTGCGTAATAATGAAATCGAAAAAGACTTCGGGCAGATTAAGCGCATATGGGCTGAGTTTGATGTCTTGGGTTTTATATATGAACAGGATCAGGAGAGCCTTATTGTAGGTGATAGCCGTAAAGAAAAATACGGTATCCTTGACATAGAGAACGATATCCGGGCATGCCTGCAGTCATCGAATACGCTCGGCGATAGAGTGTATGACCTACAGATGCAGCCGACAGAATTTGATTATACTTTTCTGCCAGTGCGAGGCCTGCGAATACGAACAAGAGTTTTGTACCAACAAACCGATGGTATATAACAAAAGGAGAATGAGATGGCAAATTTAATTTATAACAGTTTTAAGAGGGCACTATTGCAAGGTAGCTATAATGTGGATACACCTACACCGCCGATATATGTGGCGCTTCTGAATAATAGCTACTCACCGAACATTGACACCGATATTTATGTCGGGCAATTCTTAGGAACGTATGAAGTATCGAGCGTCGGATATACGGCTGGCGGGGTAAAGTTATCAGGCCCGAGCGCTCAACAGGATAATGCGCTCAACCAGGGCATCCTTTACGGAACAAGTATATTATGGCCAAGCGTCACGTTCTCAGCGCGCGCGGCGGTTCTTTATGGTTCTTCAGGGGTAGGTTTCTCATCCGATCCTTTAATTGCATATATAGACTTTGGCTCAGACAAAACCGCTACTGCCGGAACATTCCAGATAAATTGGGCCGCGACCGGGATATTGGCGATAACGTAAAGATAGGAATAATATGGCATTTATATTCGGGACAGCGGGACAAGGAGCGCTATCATCATCTAACCCGGTAAAATTTTCATTCCCGGGGAAGAGCGGCGCGAAATTATTTGTCTTGGGGATTGCAGGGGCATTAACATCAACTCGTGGAGGAGGTGCGCCTACAATATCCGGGACAGTTATGTCACAAATAGCCAACACGCAGATAGGGACAGGCGAGAATATCTGTGAGATGTGGTATATTGCTAATAATTCTGATTTAGCCGCAACTGTGAGCATACCAAATACCGGGGCTTTGAGCTTAAGACCGATAGCGTCAAGTTATATCTCAAGTTTTACTCCTACTCTTGAGGGATCAGCCGTTATGCAAGGGACGACAGTCAATCCGATATTAACCATAACGACCACGCATTTCGGGAATGTCTTGGTCGATATGTTAGCCCATGGCAGATTAAGTGGACCTACTTCATGGAATGGGACAATCATTGGTTCTAATGATGAGGGAGCATGGATAAATGCCGCACAGTACTTCCTTCCGGCATCTGCTGGAATTTTGACGGCAAGTTATGGGGTAGCCTCTGATGATGTGGCATATATACTCGCCTCATTTTTTGAGAATAATGTCGACGTTACTATAACGCAGTCAAAAATTACCGCGTCCGCGGTAATAATATCTCCCACGACCAGAGGCAATGCCACATTAGCACTTTCAAAAGTACTCGCGAGTTTAATTGTCAATTCTCCTACGGTAACATGCCATGCGATAATTACCGCATCCAAGATAATCGAATCTTTAATAATAAAATCTTTCACGATGAGAGGCGACGCGCAGGTTTTAATAACCAAAATTATCTCAAGCGCGATAATTAAGGATCCGAATATTGTAGCAGTTGGGATAATAAATATCACCGTGTCCGCATCGGTTTCATCGATATCATTGATAATAAAATCCCCAGCAGTGACAGGCAGTGCTCAAGTCGCCGCATCCAGCGCGATTTCAAAGATACAGATATTCACGCCGATAATTAAGGGCAATGCGATGGTATCGTCGTCCCCTGTTTTTTCAAAGATACAGATATTCACGCCGATCGCCATAGGCGGCGCATCGGTATCAAGTTCAAAAATTTCAGCGAATATAATAATAAAATCTCCGACTGTTATGGGTGACGCTATCACAACAGTATCCTCATTGCTCGCTAAAATCCAGATGCTCGCTCCGACCATAGTCACTGCCAATGTGGAAAGTATAATCATATCCGCACTTAAGATAATTTCGATGATCTCGGCATTCGACATAAGCATATATTCACAAATGAACGAAGGTGATAAGACATACAAATTAAGATTGAATGTCAAGTCCCAGGTAGCTCAAGACTTTGCGTTATCTTCTTCAGCGCAAAAAACATTAACCAAGAAGCCTCGGATAACTCGATACTCTGTTCCACCTTCTCCTATACATATAACGATAACCAAGAAGTCCCAGTTGAGTAAGATAGGAGTTCTATGAAGCATTATATAAATGAAATAGGGACGGAGTTTTTGATTGACTTAGGAACACTGATAGGCGCAGGGGATGTTGTCTATATTAAATATAAAAAGCCGGATGGTACCGCATCGAACACCTGGTCGGGTTCGTTATATTCAAGTTATAGCCTTATCGCTGAGCAGATTGGAACCTATTTCATAAGGCATGTCATAGTAGGAACTGAACTCAACCAAGCCGGAGACTGGGGATTCCAGGGCGTCCTCGGGAATACAGCAGGGACGTGGTATGGCGAAACGGTCAAGGAAACTATATTCGGAGAATTTGAATAATGCCACCGGACGAAGCTAAACACTATTGTCTAAAAGAGCAGGACTGGGGAAAGTTATGGGAAATCGTAAAGACCTTCACATTCCACGTTCAGGAGGGCGACAAATCCGGCGGATTTCGAGACGATATCTTAAGGCTTAAGATAGACGTAAAAACATTAAAAGAGCGATTTTGGCAATCGTCATTGATCGGCGGAATTATAGGCGCATTGATCGGCAGCGGGTCAAAAGACGTTATAGCTTTTTTGATAAAGTGGCTCATGGGAAAATAAACGCTTAAGGAGGTTCCCATGCTTGACGATCAGAAGATCCTCGAGAAGATTGCATATTGGTATTATGAATATTTCAAAAGAGAAGGACGGGCCGACGACCGGGATAGGGACTGGAGATACGCCGTGAGGGCGCTTATTCATTTGAAGGAGCCAATAAATTACCGTAACTATACATGGAGAAGTAATGAAGACGACTTCGGCATGTTAAGGCCGATCTTAACTGAGGCAAAAAATAACGAAAGGGAGGTTTTATGCTGACTCGTAGAACGGTAATAACGGCGATCGCCGAAACTGCATATGGAACTGACCCGGCGATGACCGGGACGAACGCGATACTCGCATGGGATGTGAATCTGGACGTAAAGGGCGAAGTCCTGGAGAGGTTATATCTGAGGGATAGCTTATCGCCGATATCTCACGTCGTAGGTATGAAAGAGGTCGAGCTTTCATTTAAGAGCGAGCTTGTGGGCTCGAACGCCGCGCCGATGATAGGACCGATTCTTTCGGCCTGCGGGTTCGGCACCGGAGTGACGACCGGGACAGCACTCGTCTACTCACTCGTATCGAGCGAAGTCAATATGCCGAGCGTCGCAATATATGTCTACAAGGATGGCAACCGCCACAAGGTTCTCGGTGCCCGGGGAACGGTAAAGTTTCTGCTCGAAGCAGGCAAATACGGTATCGCTGAGTTCGCCATGAAGGGATTATATGATCCGGTCGCGGCCGTAGCGGTCCCGGACGTATCTGGTCTGTCCGCGAACAAACCGCCGATCTGCTATAACTCAAGTTTCCAGATAGGCGGCTTCTCACCTGTATCATCGAAGCTCGAAATAGACATGGCGAATGACATCGCGCGCGCGGACAGTCTCAATGCTACATACGGCGTGGCCATGTTCAGAATTGCCGGGCGCAAGCCGAAGATGACGTTCGATGCTGATGCCGTTCTCGAAGCCTCGAATCCGTTCTGGGGTGACTGGTCCGGCCACGTGGTCGACACCTTCGCCATCGATATCGGGACCGCAGGCAACAGGTATATCCTGTCCGGCATCTTCCAGCTACTACAGCCGAAGTACGGCGACAAGGACGGCATCTCGAAGTACGACATCGATGCCGCGCTCGTGTCGAGCAACCCGGATAGCCAGAACGATGAACTGAAGCTCACGTATATTTTGGCGTAAAGTTTTATAAACAGGAGGGTGTGCTATGATTAGCGGTTTGAATTTACAGGCGACTGTCGATTTTATCCTGCCGGACGATAATGACAATCCGACGGTATGGAAGATCGGGATCATTGCGAGCGATCTACTGGCGCAGATTGGAGCGCAAGGCAAGGACAATCCGATACAGGCTTCCATTAAGTTTTTACAGCTGGGCCTTAAGGGATGGACGAATCTGGAAGGCGTCGAATATAAGACGGAAAAGACCACGCTGGGTGGAATAGAGTGCGACGCTGTACCGATCGACCTGATCAAGCGCATCCCGCTCAATGTCGTCATGGCATTATCAGAGAAGGTATTCGAGATTAACCATCTGACGCCGGGCGAAAGAAAAAACTAATAACGGCAGTTGACGCGATCCAGCTCGGCTTTAACTGCCATGCGTGCGACGAAAAGCTAAAGACTGAAAGGGGATGCGCCGGAACAGGGATCATCCCCTTTGAGATAGATGGCGACAGGGTATTCAGGTGTCCGCTAAAATTAGTCTCGGACTTATCATGGCATTACGTAGAGGCATATATTTTTTATAAGAAAAATCTGCTGCCTAACGGTCCGACATACACCAAGGAAAGCAAAAAGTACATCGAGGCGATGCAGGTGCTCGATGTGGAGTATGCGCGGATAGAGCGCGAGCATACGAAGAAGGCAAAGCGATGATAAACGCGACAGGCTTGGAAGTAATCTTGACGTTGGATGACCGGCTTACTGCAGGATTTAATAAGTCTTTTAACTCCATACAGCAACAGGTAGAAAAAACAAGCGAATCCTTTGTCCATCTCGGCCGTGAGATATCCCAGACCGGCCGCAATATGACATTCCTCGGAGCGGCCATTGTCGGCCCGATGGCGATCGCCTTTAAGACAGCGTCAAATTATTCAATCGAGGCAGGCGAATCGATGAAACGGCTCACAGCATCCGCGATTGACTTTCAAAAGACGATCGGCGCGGCTATGCTTCCGGTAGTAGAAAAACTCACGCGGCTGATCGAAGGACTAAATGAGTGGTTCAAGAGATTGGATCCGCAACTCAAAAACTCCATCATCCAGGGAGCGCTCATCACCGGGATATTCCTGGTCCTGGGAGGTTCTATCTTAAGCCTTATCGGAAAGTTGGGTTCCTTAGTCGGGAGGGTGCTGCAGTTCGCTGCCGCTAATATTCCACTCCTCGTAATGGCCGGCGCACTGCTGGCCATAATATATTATTGGGAGCAGATGCGATCGGTCGTCATGCCGATAATAGATGCGCTCCAAATCTCCGTTGATATGCTGGCCATCGGATATAACAAAGTGGCACTCGCCATGTCGCACGTTGCCGCGTTTGGCGCGGCCATGGTCGGCAATCAGGACCTCGCTGTATGGTATGAGGAGCAGGCAATACAGATCGAATCGTCGATAGCCACACTCGAGGCCGATATGACCAGGGTGATGTCCGGCGAGGGCACGTGGGCGTCGGCCGTGGACCAGGGGATCCAGAAGATACAGAGCCTCTGGGAGTTTCTGAAGAATCCGCCACTGGCCGAAGTCGATGCCGCACTCCTGCAATTCTCTCAAAAGTTTTCTTCGGTATTTAAACAGGCATATGATAGCGCGGTCAACATAGGCGCGCAGTCTGCAAATATACTGGTCAGCCAAATAAATACTTTCTCTGCCGGGTTCGGCAAGGCCTTCTCCGACATGGTCCTCCATGGTAAAAACTTCGGTGAGAGCATGAATGCGGTATTCATGAATATGCTTGACGCGTTAATTTCGTCTGTCGTTCAGATGATAGCTCAGTGGGTTATATACCAGGCATTTCAAGGCATTATACTTTCCGCATCGATCGGCATGGCAACCGCAGTCGCTACAGCCTGGGCCACGGCAGCTGCGATGGTTTCTCTCGCCACGTTTGGAGCCAACGCCGGACCGGCCGCCGGCGCGATCGCAGGTGTGACAGCCATGGCAACGGCTCTCGCGGCCATACCGAAAGCCGCGGAAGGCGCAAATATTATGGGCGGCGGTAGCATAATGGTAGGAGAACGCGGCCCGGAGATCCTGAACCTGCCCGCAGGGGCCCGGGTGACACCGCTTGATAAAGCAGGTAGCGGCGTCTCAGTCCACATAAACGGTGACGTCTATACTCAAACCACTGACCAGATAGAAGAACTTGCTAATCATATATCGCGCCTCTTGGATGAGAAGAAAAGGAGCAGGGTCCGATGAGCACCTTCGGCATTAAAGTCGGAACATACGCATTCGGCACAAACTCATTCGTGGATGCGCTCAAGATAGCCTCCGGGCGCCGCATGGAGCAGTACCCTATCATCCGCACGGACATGACCATTATCCCTGAGAACAAGGCCCAACCTATCAAAATTGACATTTCAGGCACAGTTACCGGATCGGACTATACTTCGCTAAGGACCGCCATAAAACAGCTCAAACAAGCCGTGGATGGGGCTACAAAGGACTTTTATATTGATGACGAGCGGTTCATCAGGGTAATATCGAGATCCTTTGACTACGCCTACATGACGCAGGATTTCGCCAACTATAACGTGGGTCTGTTAGGCGAAATGCCCTATCTCCTGGCCGGGACCGTATCAAGTTATGTAAGCCTGCCCACAACTGCCGTGACATACCCGGTCGGCAATGGTGGTGATGTGAAAGTGCCGCTCAAGATATCGATACTGGCTCCGAATGGGGGGATCCCGATAGGCACGACTATCCAGTTTGAGAATGTAACCACAGGACTTATTTGTCAATTTATAGGTGCGTTGACAGCCACGCAGACGCTCGTTATTGACTGTGGATATGATGACTATAATCGCCCGACGTTCAAGGTAGAAGTGAATGGCGTAAGCGCCATGTCAGCCTTTGAGGGAGATTTTATATCAGTCCTCCAGGGCACAAACTGGCTTAAGTTTACCGGATGCTCGGTCGCCACTGTGTCGCTCTATTGGCGGAGGGGATACGTTTCATGAAAACTGAACTTGATTATATGGAGTACGCCTCAGATGCTGCCGCCCAGGCGGCGTACGTAACAAACGCATCGGTAAGCGGCACTTATGCCTCTCAATATCCACCGGTACAAAGCGGTACTTATGTAAAAGCAACAAGTCAATTATCCGGAACAGATTATAACCCCGAAAAAGCTACAGACCCCGCAAAATCGCTTACAGGGGCAATCGAAAATAATTCATGGACGTCAGCATCTGGCGGGCAGGCGAAC